GTTGTTCTTCTTTGGCAATGTCAGCCATTACCCATTTAATAACTTCACCTATATGCTTCATTTCTGTAGCAGAGGTTTCAGTGATTGCTTGAGTGATTCGCCATACGGGAGTTAGCTTCTCAGCAAGTGCTGTAAGCTGTAGGGTTTCCGCATCTGTTAAGGCGTTCTTAAGGCTCTTAGGAGTTTTAGGTTTTCCACCATGTTTTTCACCTTTAGACTTAAATCTAAGAAGTGTTCCATTGTATCTTGCTGTGTAGTATAGACCTTCTCCAACGTTCTCAGGATGGCCTACAGACTCTGCAATAGGAGAAGATGACTCAATGGATAGAGTAAGTGCTTCTATTGCCTCAGCAGCCTCTGAGACGTTATTAAAGTCAACTACTTGGGAGATCTCTGGGAACTCTGATAGTAACCTTACTTCAGCTATTATTGGAATACCTGGAGGGTACTCTAAGTAAGTAGTGTCCTCTGTAGCATCCTCTATTACTCGAAAGTGTTGAAATAGGTACATTGCTTTATCTGTTGAAGAGACAGCTGAGTTACCTCTTTGGATGCTACCTCCTGCCCATTCCCCATCAAGCACTACTGTATGAGTAGCTTTATTTATTGAGTGCTCTTGTACCAAGCACTCTACTAGAAGCATAAAATATCCCTCATGCTCCTTAGTGAATGAAGCCATGCCATTCTGATCCCCTAAAAGGGTTCGTACTTGGTTACGCCCTTGAGCCCATATCTCGTCACCTGCAACAGCTACTGCCATGTTTTCTCCATGCAGTTTTTCTGTTGCAGTAAAAGTAATAGTGGGAAGTAATCCTGTAGAGGCTATGTCGCCTTCAAATTCTGTTTCATGTTCGAGCTGCCAGTGGTATACAGCATTATCTTTCAATGCTTTGGTAATACCATCCAGTCTTGGTGTTGAGGGGAACTTATAGTGTTTCCGCCTCATAATTGATGTGGATTCCATAATCCTCCTTTTGTATTAGTAGTTAGTATATAAGCTTAGAAGCACTATACCTTACTATTTAGCTCCAGGAAATCCTGCCTTAGCCTTAGCTGCTCCGCCTCCTGGAAAGCCTCCAGTACCTCCTGCTTTAGCCGGTGCTGCACTGCCCTTATTAGCAGATTGCTGAGCTGCTTTCCATGCTGCAACTGATTCAGGTGTTGTACCGTCCTCATATTTGATCTCAGAAGCTACTAATGTATCTTTCTCTAAACGATCTCCAAACCCTGTATCTTCTAATACTTCAGAACCTGCTGCACCATCTGATTGACGGTAGAAGCGGCGTACTGCAACGTCTTCTTGGATTTCTCCTTTGTACATACGGTATTTGATCTGAATCCAAGCTTTTACAACTACGTCATTTAACTCTGGAACACAATTAAGTTCTTTAGAACCTTTCTTAAATGTTACTGTAGTTGGCTCAGCATCTGATAACTCTGACTCCCCTAGTGTAGCTGCTAAAGCTTCTAGAATTTTGTACCCAAATGTGGGTTGCCCATTGATACCAATAATATTATTACCATATGACATTGCTTTATCAAAGAAATAATTAACTTGAACTGCTCCGTTAGGTGTTGTCACAACTTCTGTGTGCTTTAATGTTAAGTCATAAATACCTGACTTGGTAATATAATCACTACCACCTTCTGTTTTTACTGATTCTTCTTTTACTACTAATAATGCCATTTAATTTCCTTGTTTATAGTATGAAGCTTGCAGCTTCTACTTTGCTAGCTACCAATGTAGCAATGTGTTTGTTAATATCGTATTTGTCAGCATCAATCTCAGCATCAATCCCATCTATCGTTGTACGACATGGGAACTTTAATGATTTTTGGTGAACTACACGCTTATTCGATTTTTTCTCTATGTAAATTGCATCATTAACAACCGATATCCACGAGCCTGCCTTAGCAAACTGCCCTGAAGCAGGAATTATATGACGAGCTGTGTCAGAGTCATACACTGTATGAGCTACAATGACTACATTCACACCATTAGCTAATAGCACATCTTCGATGTAAGCATTAAGCGCTAAGGTATCTTTGTTGTTGTTACTATGGACATCAAAGCCTTTGTAACGATCATTATTATGTTGTTGCATAGTACTATAAAACTGTGTCACAGTATCGAGCACAATAGTTTCTGGAAGCTTTCCTAGCTTATCTTGGTAGATAGCTAACTTCTCATTTATAAAGTCTATATGGGTGTCAATCCCATCATATTTTGTTACATTCATATGAGGTAGAGAGAATCCATATTCTTTACGGTCATAATTTACTACCATAGCATTCTCTACTTTAGAAGCCAAGGTTGATTTACCTGTGTTCTCAAAGCCTGATACTAGTAATTTAATTGCCATGTATTTCTCCTTGCTCCACTACAGAGCCATTTGTTTTGTTTGATGAGTTTAGTCACTTCTCTGGTGAGTTCTTATTACTTAGTTAGTTTAGCTTGTAATGCTGATAACTCTGTATAAGATAACTTAGAGAAATCCATTTTAGTTAAGTTGATTGCAATCTTCTTAGCCTCGATGAACTCTAGAGCAGCCTCTTCATTGCTGAATGCTAGATAACCATTCCCGTGGTTATCTAAAGCACCATTAATAGAGAATCCTTGATTCATACCTAAAACTTTGAAGTACGCTTTGGTAACCCCTACTTTTGTAATCTCTACTGTAGTTACTTGGTCTGCTAGTGGGGCACGTTTACGTACTGCATTATGTAATGGAAGAACCACAACTGTTTTGTTTACTCTTGCTGTTAAATCTTTTGCTTTTAAGCTCATTCTTTATCCTTATGGTCTTGGTATTGTATTTTTCTTTAGCCTGTAATCACAAGCTAATAAGTATTGTAGGTCCTTATAATCTTTAAAGCACTGAACTGAGTCGGATATAAGCTTAAGGATACCTTCTATAAATTGGTATGCTTGATCATCGAACGGAAGTTTAAACCCAAACGTACGTACTGGTAATGTTTTAGTAGGTTGCACTGCGTAACAGAGCTCTACCTCATCTATCTTAATACCTTGTTGGTGTAAAATATATGCGTAAGTAAAAGCTTGTAATTTATAGGCATATGAGAAGCTACTAGGCTTCGATGAAGCTGTTTTATAGTCTCCTAAGGTCAATCGTCCTGTAGGGTTCTTTAAGTCCGTATCGTTAGGCACAGAGCTTGTTATACGGTCATAAGTTCCTCCAACAAAGACTCCTGGTAGTAACTCATGAAGAATAAATTCCTCAGTAGATACCACATTCACTCCTAACACATGTTCTCTAATAAGAGGTTCTGACATATTACGCCATAAGTCTCTAATCTTTTGAGTATCGTAGTCCTCATCTCCATCGTAAGTAGCAATATGTGCTTCTATTGCCTCAGCTAATTCCTCACTGTTGTGTGCCTCACCCGCTGTCTGGGCATTTGCTACTACTTCACAGCAAGCGTGTACACACGTTCCAAGAACTGTACTAGTACTTCCTGTGAATTTCTTACTCTGTCCTAATAGATTCTCTCTATACCAGGTTGTTTTATCACTAAAGAATTTCTCAACTCCACTAGGGGAAATTTTAAAAGCCCCCTCTGGTAGCTGGTCAAGTCCATCATAGTAGTCAAATAGTGTTGTGTAGTTTATATTCATTTAATAGTCTCCTTATAGGGTTTGTAATACTTAGCTGGATCATTGCTATAGAATACTTTATTCAGGTACTCTGCTACTATAATACCTAGGTACCAGGTAGCTAGTTTAATGTCAATCATCTTGTTCCTTTTCAACCCAAGGTCTAACGAATATCTCGACTCTTGGGTTATCTTTATCTTGCTCTCCCACATAATAGGCTTCCTTTCTACAGAACTTAACATTATCATTCTCTACTAGCCCATATGACTGAAAAGAATCGTTAACGTGTTTACTTGCCAGGGCACATACATTGCCTAAGTCTGTTGTAGCAGTCTTATAGTAGTACACAAAAGCTGTCTCATACGGCCCTTTAATAGGCTTAGCATCTTGAGCTGTTAGTTGCTTAAGAGTCTCAGTATTAAACCATTGCTTAACTTCATTTTTTATATGGTAGTGACAGTTACGCCACCAATTCATAGCTACAAAGATCTTTTTATCCGGTTTAGTTTTGAATGTTTGAGTGTAGTATACTGGAAGGGTTATGTTGATATGTTTAGGTTTCTCACTCATGTATACTGGTCCTATCAGGTACTACGTTTTCCCAGTCTAAGAAGAACTCTTCCGCTCTACCTAACACCTTAAACTTTGGAGCTACACAATTCGAGCAGGATAATACAACTAGTTTCTTATCTATAAGGCCACTTAGGTAACTTGGCGGGGGAGAGGCTACTTTGTAAACACCGAGCTCCCTTAGCTCTTTACTAGGGATATCCTCCCCTGAGTCTAGGAAAGCTTGCCATCCAAATAGTACTTGCATTTTAGTCATCTCTAATCTTTAATGTAGCACATAAGCTACTGCTTGATCCGTGTAACAAGCAGTACAAGTATCACAAGATTTCTGATTAGGGTTAACACCTACAGGGCATACATGGATACCTTGTTTCTTAGCTTCAAACATATCTTCTGGCTTTATTACAAAGGAGTTAACTCCTTCTCGCTCAGTATTATTTAGGCCTATATGATCTGCTGATGGACGTATGACTACATTACTTAGAAACTTAAAAGGAACTCCTATCTTCCCCTCCACACTTGTGCTTGAAGAGGATAGGACTCTACTTATGCTGACAATTTTATCTGATCTAGTAGGGAGCCAATGAGCGACTTTAGGAGTTCCTCTAACTACAGAACGTATCTTCAAAGCCAATTCAACAGACTCTATATCTCCTGAGTCAAACCATCTGAAGTAGTCAAACTTGCTAACTTCTTTAATCATTTCGTCAACCCATTCATCTCGTTTGTAATCTTCACTATTATGTTCACGTACGTTCTTAACTACTGGGAATCTGTACATTCCTTTAGTGGCGTAGCATGACTTACATACTTCTACTACTGACCCATCAGGATTTAGGCTTCCAGGGCAAGATACTCTAGCAAGTAAACTCCATGACCCTGTTTTACTGCCTGCCACCTTCATCTTAGATGTTTTACTTATCTTTGGTGCCATAAGGTCTCCCTAAAGTGTAGATACCTTCAAGTAGTTTACGTCTAGTCTCTCCATTAAGAAACTGTGAGCGGTACTTTGAAGTTGTAGGGCTATATGCCCAATCAGCATATAACGTGACAGAACCATCCGCTTCTTTTGTACAGATAGGAGTATCATAGCTAAAGAATGTTGAAGCTCCTTTATCGTGTACTATCGTTTGGTTTATTTTCAATGTTGTTAATTTTACCATTATTTGGCCTCGCTTATGTATAAGTTATAGTAATGCCCAAAGTTCTCAATAGCGAACATATAAGCACTTACAGGGTTATTACTCTGGATAGTTTTTACTAGGATATTGTTATAATCCAATATATGATAGTACATTTTTAGAGTAGCTCTTCTGTCATCCCTGCAGCTTTTAGTGCTGCTACTACACGGCCTTCTGCTTCTTTTAGAGACTCCGCAGTAATTTTAAGGGTTACAGTATGGAATTCTCTCTTGGGAGGTACATCAGGTTTTAGCCACCTAGCAATAGCTTCATCATGAAGCATCATGCCTGTCTCATTATAATGATCTTCTCTTTGTTTCTGTGTGACTTTCATATAGTCTCCTTAGATTGCTGTTAATACTGTGGATTCTAACCTACTAATAGGCATAGGATAATCCCAGAAATTATTTATTGCGTGTACTAGATCTACCATGTAGCCTCTTGACGCACCTAGTTCTTTTGCTTTATGGATAGCTGCTA